CGTAGAGATACTAACTCAATCATCCGTGAGTATGTTGGAACATATGATGACTTTGTATTAACAGCAATGTCAACTCAATCTAATAATACAGGCTTTATAGATAAATCACAAAAAGAAAGAAAAGAACTACTTGCTCAATTCTTGGATATGGATGTATTTGAAGGATTGTATCAGATTGCAAGTGAAGAGGTGAGAGAACTATCAGCTCTTTTAAAAGACTACAAAAACCAAGACCTACCAACCCAACTTGCAGAAGCAGAAGAAACCCTTACATCTATCACAGGCTCATTAGACACTCTACAAGAACAAAAAACAAAATTAGAAGGTCAACGAAATGTAGTAAATACAAAGATTGAATTTGAGGTTCAAAACTTAAAGCAAGTGGAGGATATCGGTGACATTGAACAATTAGAAGCTCATTTAAAATCCTTAATTACACAGCGAGATTTACAAAATAACGAATGTAGTATAAACCTTACGGAGGTTACAAAAATAGAAACCAATCAAAAAGATATTGAATATAAAATAAATTCTATTGATATTAAACACCTTCGTGAGCAAAATGATTTGTATAAGTCATATGATGACCAATTCAATACAATGGGTCTTGAGTGTGACAAATTAGAATCACAAATGATTCACGCAAAAAAACACTTAGATGGTATTGGTTCTCTTTCATTTGATGATAATTGTAATCATTGCGTTCAGAACAAAAACACACCATTTGCACAACAAGCACAAACTCTTTCGTCTGAAATCAAACGATTGGGTAAAGAGTATGGTGACCTTGTAAGTAAAAGAATGGGTGTAATGTCACTTCGAAACGAGTGTGATGTTACTAACGACTTAAAAAAGTGGGATTCGCTTTCACAACAATGTTCAAATTTAGATAGGGAATGGTTACGAGCAACTAAAGCATATGACTATTGTGTATCGCTTGTAAAAGATTATGATATTTCTATTCGAGATTTGGAATCGGATATTCAAAAAGCAAAAGGTCAACAAGAGGCTGTTGAACACAATAAGTTAGTGCAGGAAAAGATAAAATCTTTTAAAGTTGCAAGAGTTGAAATTGAAGAAAACATCAAAGAGGTTACAGACAAAATTATGAATGTAAACTCTGAAATTAAATTGGCTGAAAAAACAATTGAAAATGTTCACCAGTCTCTTCAAAAATTAAATGCCATGGAACTTAGATTCGATGGATACGAATACTATTTAAAATGTGTAAAACGTGATGGTATTCCATATAACCTTATTTCGGAAATTTTACCTAAATTAGAAGTTGAAATAAATAACATTCTTTCTCCGATTGTAGATTTCCAAATTCTATTAAATACTGATGGCAAAAATATCAACTCATTTATTGCTTATTCTGATACCGAATATTGGCCATTAGAACTTACAAGTGGTATGGAAAAGTTCATTTCATCCCTTGCCATTAGAACAGCTCTAATAAATGTATCTAATTTACCACGACCAAACTTTATCGCAATTGATGAAGGATTTGGGTCATTAGATACGGACAACTTTAATTCTCTATATTTATTATTTGATTACTTAAAAACTCAATTCGATTTTATTATCACGATATCTCACATTGATAAGACGCGAGACATGGTAGACCAAATAATCGACATCAATAAAATAAAAGGGTTCTCAAAAGTATCATACTTATAAGAAACCATGGAGTCCGTTAATGGCATTAGAACTAAAAAAAAGGTCTAAACTATTTTTAAATAAAATAGCAGGTGCTACTGACCTGTCATTTGATGATGGTGTTAGGTTATTTGGCATATCTAATCTTCCTGAATTTCTTGGAGAAGGTAAAAACTCGTTTAGGATAAAACCTACGCGATTTAAAAGTCGTAGTCGTATTGAAATCGAAGTTTTAGATAGAGATGGTAATCCTATCTATTGGGAAACTTCTATATATAAAGATTCTGATAATTCAAGTTTAGTATCAATTTGGGTATACAACTTACCAACTAATAAAAGATATAACACGCCGGATGGGCCTGCTACAATTGTCATAACAGCCACTGCGGTTAATGACACTCCTTTAAGATGGTCATATCCATTAAATGTTGTAAAGTCAAGACAATCGCCATCTGATATAGTATTTAAAACACAACCTAACTTTACAATTAGCTCAAGTGTTGAAATATTTACAAATAAATTAGTTTCAAATAATCAACTAATAACAGTTACGGATGAGATTGATGTTTTTTACAAAAAATCTACATATGGTAATACTGTTACTTTAGAGTATGAATCGTTAACTCCATTTAATAAAGAAATGGTAGGTGGTATTGTTTATGCTGATTTGTCTAATGTAGTTTTATTTCCAAGATTAGGGGGTGGTCAAACACAACCAACACAATTTACCGCAAGTGTTCTTGAAGTATCATCATCAAATGTAATGCGTATTGATAAGCCAATCACTACAATTGATACTCGTTCAGTTGGTTCAATACATACCTATGACTATTCCGATGGGCTTGTAAACATAAATGTAGAATATTACTCAACCGGCTCGGATACTCCTACTCAAAATCAAATTGCTTTTGCAAATATTTCACTATCAGATGTCAATCCGATTTCTGGTAGAATTTATTCAGTAAGAACTTCGATAAAATCAGATGGATTATTAAATTCAGACTATTCTACAATTGGCGAAACTCAAATAGAAAATACTTCATCATTTTCATACAAAGTTCCCATTCCAACAGAACAATTAAATGACCCAAAAACATTACGATTACAATTTGTAAATGAATTGGGTAATGTATCTACAACCGAAATTGAAATATCATCAGTTGTATTTACAGGCGGTAATGTTTATATAGCTGGTAATCAATCCCTAATTACAGGCTCATTTCATATTGGTAATGCTATTGGAACGGGCATCGAAATGTCAGGTAATTCAAGTGGATATCTTAAATCAGTAGGATATCAAGGCATCACCTCTGCGTCTCTTGGTAAAGGGCCAGGTGGGTTTCTTATTTGGAGTGGTAGTGGTAATCTTCAAATTGGAGCAGACCAATACCCCGGCGTAGGAATGGAAATGGTGTCCGCTGGTGGTTCATCAAGCTTCTTCTTTACAACTCATGATGGTGGTAATCTTAAAGTGATTACGGATGAGTTTTTTATTGGAACAAAAGACACGCAATTTATTAGTGGTTCAAATGGTAATATAGAAATTAGTTCATCATTTTTTCATCTAAACCCAAAAGATAGCGAAGCTATAATCGGTGGATTTGTTGTAACTCCAACCGCAATAAGTTCATCAACTATTATTGCAAACCTTGGACCAGCCTTAGCATTTAAATCAAATGGTGACATTACAGGTTCCAATGTTTTAATTAAACAACGAGTATCATCTACCAATTATACTATATTAGATACCAAAGCAGGTATTGTTGACGCTAGAAATGTTGGAAGACAAATCGTGTCAGATACATCTGAATATTTCATAACAAGTTCAGCTGGAATTTTTATAGATGTCGCTAGTTATGTCTTTACATTATTGCCCGAAGAAACACATCTTGGTCTTTCTTTTAACGCTATCGCATTAATCGGTGGAGCTAGTATAGCGTCTCCAACTGTATCAGTTACAATAGAAAGTTCTTCTTTTGGGTTAGTTCGTGGGTTAGGACCTATTAATAATTACGACTCTTCATTTGGAGGTGTAACCTCAGTTTTAACCGATACATGGGCTGGTGCTGTTGCGTCTACATTCCCAAGTTCTTCACAATCGAGAACTCCACAACTAACAAACGCGGTAGCATTACCATCAAATTTTAATGGACATTTGTGTAAACTAACATTAGCGTTAAGATTGAATACATCAGGAACGCCTGATACAAACACAAAACTTAAAATTAAAAACATTTCAATAATTACTACAAGACAATTTTCTGCAGACTTTGGAAATGGTGACGAAATCGCAGTTGAATCACCTACTGAAAGTATATAATTTTAATTGTATAATTTAGGATATTTATTATCATGGGACAATTAATTAAAGAGTGGGTTAAGGAAAGTATCTTAACCGAAAATATTAAAAAAACAATTGTGACTTATGTGGGTCGGTTTCAACCATTCCATAAAGGTCACTATGCTACATACGAACATTTAGTAAAAAAATTTGGTAAAGATAATGTTTATATTGGAACTTCTGATAAAATAGAAATTCCAAAGTCTCCTTTTCGATTCAAAGAAAAGGTAGAAATTATGACTACTATGTTTGGAATACCAAAAAATAAAATTGTAGAAGTTAAAAATCCATACGCTCCAAAAGAAATTCTTGATAAATTTGATGAAAATACAACTGCATTTATTACGGTAGTTGGTGAAAAGGATAGTGGTCGTTTGGGTGGTAAATACTTTAGACCTTATAAAGGTGTTGTTGATATACCTGTAAAAGATGGTGGGTATGTTTATGCATCTCCTGCTCAAAAAAATCCGTTAAGTGGAACTGAAGTTAGAAGTGGTATGTCAAATCCAAATGAAGAATTACGGATAAAGTTTTTTAAAACAGCATATCCAAAATTTAACCAAAAGATTTTTGATTTGGTTTCATCTAAAATGATTAAAGTTGAATCCGTAATGGAATCATTTTTTCAATCGTTTGATATTAAATCACTTTTAGAAGGTTCTCTTTATGGAGCCGATGCCGGTGAGCCAGATACTATGTTTGTATTGCCAGGAAAAACCCGTAAACTTGGAAAGAAAAATCCAGGTCAAAAAGACGATGTGTGGTTTGTAAATGGTGGTTGGACTCAACTACATTTTCCAAAAGCCGATGTTATTATTTCAAAAGATGCAAAGGGAACATCAGATTACTATCAATACTCTTCAAGAAGAAATATCAGAAATAATACTGATTTAGAAATTCCACCTGTAAGCGATGACTTTACAACGGCAAAACAAGGTAGGAAACAAATTGATGTTCAAGACCTTAAAACCGAAGGTTCTACTATGAATCCTATTTCGTTAGCTATGGTAGATAATGGCCCTGCATTTTCGTGGGCTAGTAAAGAACAATATCAAAAAGCAAATAACGAAGTTGCAAAACGATTGGGATTTGAAGTGGTTGATTGGATATTAGGAACTGATTTAGAAACACAATTTGTTCAAGACCGACCAACACAAGTTTCTTATTACCCAAAAAGTAATAGACCCGCAAATAGGGATTACTCTGATTGGAAATCTGATATTGAAAAAACAGCCACCGCTGTTGGTATTAAGTTTATAAATTTCCTTGATAAAAAAGAAATTGGATTAAGCGAAGGTTTGTTAGTCGAGGGTGGCGCGTATGGTCATATGGCTCACCCATTTGATACTGAAATGAATTTAACTTTTGGTGATTTAAAACAAATCATCAACGGAGCCCTAACAGGTGAGTTAGAACTTGCAAGAGAAAAAACCGATGGTCAAGCCCTTGCAATTTCGTGGAGAGATGACATGGGTTTAATTGCTGCACGAAATAAAGGACATCTTGCAAATCGTGGTGAAAAAGCATTAGACATTAGTGGGGTCGCTTCCAAGTTTGGTGGTAGAGGTGGATTAACTGACGCCTACAACTTTGCAATGAAAGACCTCACATCAGCTATTAAAGGTCTATCAAAAGCACAAAGAGACAAAATCTTCAAACAAGGTGCAAAGTTTATGAACCTTGAAGTAATCTGGCCAACATCGGTAAATGTCATTCCGTATGGTCAAGCCCTATTGATATTCCACAATACAACTGAATACAATGAAGATGGTATAGCGATTGGCGCTGACCAAAGTGATGCAAAAATTCTTGCTGGAATGATTAAACAAATCAATCAAACTATTCAGTCAAAGTATACTATTCAAGGACCACCCGTGACTCAATTACCAAAGTCACAAAAACTTACTTCTTTAAAATCAAAGTTTGATGGTCAGTTGGGTAAACTTCAAAAAGAATTTAACTTGAAAGATACTGATGGTGTTGCAGAATATCACCAAAAGTGGTGGGAAAACTTTGTAGATACAAAATCACCATCAACACTTGATAATAGAACTAAAATGGGTCTTGTAAAACGATGGGCGTTTTATGATAAGGGATTTCGTTTAGATGGTAAAAGTATAGAAGACCCAAAGGTATTGTCTTGGGCACAAGGTATAGATAAAAACGACCATGCTAAAATCGCCAAGGATAATATTAGACCATTTGAAGATATTTTCTTGGGAGTAGGTGCTGAAGTGCTTTCGTTTATGAGTTCAGTTTTAACTGTAAATCCTGATACGGCTGTTAGAAATATGAAAGACCGACTTGACCAAACAGTTAAAGATGTTCAAAAAGCAGGAGACCCAAAGAAAATTGCAAAATTAAAATTAGAATTACAAAGACTTGCTGCTATTGGTGGTAAAGACAAAATTGTTCCTAATGAAGGTATCGTATTTGTATATAAGGGTAATACTTACAAACTCACAGGTACATTTGCGCCACTTAATCAAATTTTAGGACTTTTCTACGAATAATAATATACTTATATATTGATAAACTACACTAAAAAGTTATGGCAAAATTAAATAATGTAAAGGCAGTTAAAGAAATGATTGCTGGAACACACCGAACTCAAACCAAAACGACTGTTTCATTTGGGGAAAGTAAGGACTTTATCAAACGAGAAGTTGGTGACCAATGGACCGATGATGAAGAAAACATTTGGGAACAAAAAAAAGGATACAAAGTTAAACTTGGTAAACTTTCAGAGTTAAGAAAAGAACTTAACACATTCCCAAAGTGTCGTAAAGAGGTTTGCACCTGCACAACCTTAAATAGAAATGATGTGAAGATGAAATCTCTTCACGGAATGTGTTTTGATTGTGTTATTGATATGGAACATCAATTAAAAATTGAAGGAAAATATGAAGAATACGAACGACAAAAAATGTTAGATAATGGTAAAGCCTGGTTAAAACAGGCCGAACTTGAAAAAGAAGCTTTGAAAGCGGCATTAAATACCAAATTCATTAACGAAGATGGTTCGGTTGAGGATTGGGATGGTGTGTCGTGGGAAGTTATGGAAAAAAAAATAGAAGAAGAGTTTTATACTTTTAAAGAAAACTTTATTAAAAGGTTAGAAACGCAGAGTGAAAATAAATGAAGGTGAATACATGAAATTAACTGAATTACTTAACGAAGATGCAGCCATGAATAAAATGGTTAAATCTTTATTAGATAAAGAATTAAAGGATTTATCTAAAGGTAGACCAAACCACCAATTTGCAGTAATGCACATTTTGATGGGAGCATTAACCGATGCTAACTTCCATTCGGAATCAAAGAAGGTTCCTGTCCTATTCGGTTCAAAGGCAAAATACGAAGGTGACCCAATGGCGGAGAAGGACCTTATACAAATGTATCAATATGATTTGGGTACCGATGTTGCAAATATTTGTAAGTGGGATGGTAAAGATATCGTAAATGCAATTGGATTTTATGTATCAATGACTATTGGAAGACCCATGGGTGAGAAAATTGAAAAGTTGGTAGAATCTAAAGGCATGAAAATATTTAAAGAATCAGCATACCTTAACGAATCAAATTACCAAACATATCATAAATCATTTTCATCAGCCGCAGACGCAGCTAGAACATATGCCGAGAAAAAAGGATTTAAAATTGATGAAGATGATTGGCAAACACAAGTTGCACTCGGTGGAAAATATTCACGTTCAAGACCTGGTATAGGTAAAACTCATTCATTTACGGTTGGACTTCTTAAAAATGATAAACCACAAAGAAAAGGTTTAAATTTTTCCGTTTATGGAATGGAAAGTGGTAATTTTGAATTAACCGCTTATATTAATTAAGGAATTATTATGAATAAAAAAAAATTCGTAAACGAAAATGGTCCATGTTGGGATGGGTATAAACAAGTAGGAATGAAAATGAAAAGTGGTAGGGAAGTTCCTAATTGTGTTCCTGAATCAGTTGAAATGAACGAAGAAAACGAACCAACTAATCCCGCACTTTGGAGTAGAGCAAAATCAGCTGCAAAAGCTAAATACGATGTTTACCCATCAGCATATGCTAACGCATTTGCATCTAAGTGGTATAAAGAAAAAGGTGGAACTTGGAAAACTAAGTCAGAATCAGTAAGCGAAAGATTTGATAAAACCCACCTTGATATGTTAAAGCAGGCATATAACGACATTAATAAAATCAACCCAAATAGTCCAGCGTATAATCGTTTAATTACGATGTTGGACAAGTTGCCTAAAGATGAATTACAACAAATTGCAGACGCTGATATTAAGTTTCTTTCTTTGTTAGCAAAAAATCGTTTGATGAAAAACGAACAAGAAATTTATAGTGTTAAAGAGGGTAATGCTTTTACCGGTGCTTTGTTTAACGCACGAAAAGAAGGTTTAACCGAATTTGAATTTAACGGAAAAATGTATCCTGTTAAAGAGGCAAATGATGAAACGATTGCAGAGGTAATTAAAATGAAAAAATCAATGAATGAGCGTATTTCACCAAAGGATATGGAAGCCATTAAGTCAGCAGTTCAATCAGCGTCTTCGTTTATGAATATTGGGTCAGAGTTGAAAAAAACAGGCATACGATACATCTTCGCCACATCACCAATGCCAATTTATATAGTGCAAGATAAGAGTGGTAATAGAGTTGGTATTGTAAATAAAAAATATGCAACCAAACCTGATTTCGTAGTAGGCGATACTGCTGTGGGTGTGATGGAAAATAAAGTAAACGAAGCCAACAAAGGTGATTTTGAAATAGGTGATTTTGTTCATTTTAAATCTGCAAATAAAACCGGAATGGTAAAAAAAATTAGTGGTGATACGGTTACGATTATGACCATGAAGGGTGAATTTAATGGTAATCTTAAAGATGTAAAAGTTCTTTACCAAGACGAAGTAATTCCATCAGTAAACGAAGATTTTAAATCAGTTGTTGGTAAAACTGTATTTTCTGATGGTAAAGGTAAACTTCACTTTGGATACTATAAAGAAGATGATTCAGCTTATTTTGTAGATTACAAAACTTGGGCAAAGTTAGGTATGAAAGATGTATCTAAAGGTGATACTAACAAAGACAAAGTAGTAAGTGCTATTCTTAAAAATCAAAAACAATTCAACAAAAAAGTTGAGTATAATATGTGGGCTAAAAAGACTAACCCATCATTTGAAGAAAAAATGGATTGGTTCATTAAAAATGGTTGGATATCAAATATCAACAAGGGTGGTATTAAAGAATCCGTAAACGAAGCAGTGCCAAGCCAAACAAAATGGGCAGTAGCAATTGCTTCATTAACTGCAACAAGACCTGAAGGAGTTCAAAAGTTTATTGATGATAATAATTTAGATTCTACAAAACTATACTCATATCTAAAAAAAGGTAAACTTTCAGATAAAATGGATTTTGTAACTGCAATGGTTGGGAATCCTGGTAACAAAATCCAAAAAATGATTATTTCCAAGTTTGGAATGAAAGAATCAGTAAACGAAGGTGTTAAAATTTCATTATTTGACCCTAACAAAAATAAAATTTTAAAAACATTATCGGTTGACAGAAATTACAGAGAAGCTGAAAAAGAAGTTGAAACTCTAAATAAAAGATTATCAGCATCAGAAAAGAATAAAGGATACTATTGGAAAGTGACCACAATCGGAGAATCAGTAAACGAAGCTCTACTTCCAGCCGATACGAAAGTAGTTAAGGCATTTTTTGATAAAAAACCTTTAGAAGGTAGAAACTTAAATACGGATGGTAAGGTATTAAAAACTGCCGGAATTGGTTCACAAGAAATGTATACCCATACTCCAAATGGAGTTAAGATGGTAGGTAAAATTACTGGCAAATATGCACAAAGTTTAGTTCAGTTTGTAAATAAAAATTACAAAAGTGATTTAGTTGAATCAGTAAACGAAAATACTAATCGTGCAAATATATTAGGTATAGATTTTGATATAAGTGAGACAAATGGAAAAATATTGTTTTCTTTTAAGGATAAAAAGGCAGCAAGTATTGCAGTTAGAAAAATAGGAACTAACAAAATAGTAAATCATATACAAAAAAGTTTGGATACTGCATACGGTAAGGGTGAGTTTTTCTTTAGAGGTGGAAGCCATGCTGAATTTCAAAATGGATACTTATTCCAAAGAACTATCGGTAATATAAACCTTAATAAACTCAAATTTGAATCAGTAAACGAAGCTTCATTGAGTGATATTGATATTATTGCACAAGAAGCAAAAGATTTTAAAGATTTTGTAATTCAATTTTATAAAGAATACAAAGATTTTCCAAAAACTAAAGAATCAATGAAGTGGTTAGCTGGTGTCTATAAAAATAGAAGTAAGATGGAAGGTTTGAAATAAAATGAAAACTAACAATCTTAAAAAATTAATCAAAGAAGAATACCATAAAGTAAAGAATTTTATGGAAACTCAATATGGATTTACTCCTGAATTAGGTAAGGTGTATGGTAACCCATATGTTAACTCATTTAAAAATGAAGCGAGTGATAGTGAAGAAAAAGAATTTCATACTAAACTTGATAAATTAGTTCACAAAACATTTGGTAAAAGTCCTGAAGAGAAAAAAAACGAAGGTGGTGAATCTGACTCTGACATGGCAGTAGACCAATTGGAAATATCAATTAAAAAAGCACAAGAATTAATTACAAAACTTCGTGGTAAGGGTAATTTAGAACCTTGGGTTCAATCACTAATTACAAAAGCAGAAGATTACATCTCAACAGTATCGGATTATAGTGAAGTTAACGAGTATGATGTAGAAAATTACCAAGACCTAAGAGAATTTGCTCAATTTATGGCTGAATATAAAAGTCAAATCAATGAAGCAGAATACCAAGGTAGAAAAGTAAAACTTGGTAAGATTATGCAAGGTGATGTTAAAAAATTCAAAGTATATGTTAGAAATGACAAAGGTAATGTTGTTAAGGTAAACTTTGGTCAAGGTGGTGATGCTAAAGGTGGAACGATGCGAATTCGTAAAAATAATCCTAAAGCAAGAGCATCATTTAGAGCTAGACACAATTGTGATAATCCTGGTCCAAGGTGGAAAGCAAGATATTGGTCTTGTAGAAAGTGGTAAATAAAATTATAAAAAAAATAAGTTATGAAATTGTATCATACATACATTATTGGAGAAACGCCTCCAAGTGAACTTGAATTATTAGTTCAATTAATTTCTGTATTAAATCACAAATATAGAAATCCAAAAATTCCAATTACATTTGCCACCAATAACGAAAGTCTTTCTTTTTATAAAAAAATAGGAATTTTAAAATTTTATGATGATGTCATTACTGATGTTTTTGATGATTATCCAAGTGATATGATATCTAAAAACTTTTGGGCAAGTCCTAAATTATGGTTAATGAAAAAAATAAATACCCCATTTACCATAATTGATACCGATTTAGTTTTACATACACCCATATCTGAATTTTCAAATAATTCTATATCATATTTACATAAAGAATTTCAAGCTGGATATTTAAGACCACACGAAGTTACTTTACCACCAAATTGGGATTGGGGTAATTTAAAAATATATTTCAAATCAGCATTACCTATAAATGTCTCTGTTATATCATTTAATGATATGCAGTTTAAAAATTATTATGCAGATACATATTTTGATTTTGTTTTAAATAATAGTGGTGATTATACATTTGAAGATTCGACATACATAGCAAATAGCGGAATGCAGACATTTGCAGAACAATACCTTTTATCAGCTTTAATTTTAAAATATAAAGAAGAAATGAATCCAAATTTTATTTCTAATTGTATATCCAAATCCGTATTTAGTTTTAGTAAATTCTATAATTACAAAAACCTCGACTCTGAATTAGACACAAATCTTGACGAATATGTTTATCATCTTTGGGGTGCAAAAAATTATGTAAATGAAGTTGATAATCACTTTTATAAAGATGCATATCACCAAATAACTGAAAACGGAAAATCATTATTACAATCGTTTGGAATGTGGGACTCATCCAAACTTATATTTAATACCTTAAAATCTAAACTAAAAGTTCCAAACTATAATAATTAATTTTATTTACATACTTATAGTTAAATACTCTGTTTAATACAAAAGAAAAAATTATGAAAAATTGGTTAAAGAAAACTTGGAACTGGCTACTTGGTAAAACTACAGTAGATGAAAAAGTTGTCGAAGTAATTAAAGAAGTAAAAAAAGACATTGAAGTTATCAAGGTTCGCACTAAGAAATTTACTGAAGATGTTAAAGATGTAGTAACGGATACTTCTAAAAAAAATACATCCAAATCTACCACTAAAAAAAATACATCAAACTCATCTACAAGTGGTAGTGCTTCTGCTGGAAATTTAACTCCAAAGCCAAATACAAAAAAGCGTTATTACAAAAAGCCAACGGTTAAGAAATAAATGAAAAAACTAAATACATCTCAATGGATTATTGTATGTTTGATAGGTGTTCTTATTTATCAACAATTTTTTAAAACCGATGGTTATAAAAAACAATATGAAAAGATGTTGAAAGAAAAAGAAGATTCATATAAAGTAGAAATCGAAAGATTAAACGAAGTTAATGATTCTTTATTTACTTTTAATAGTGAACTCATTAAAGACATTGATGTTATTGATGATAAGATTGATGAAAAAAATAAACAATTAGCTAATTTGAGAATAAAATATGCAGAACAAGTTAATAAGCTTGATGATATGTCTGATGATGAGCTCGCCACTACATTCGCAAACACTTTTAAGTGATTCGATTGTAGTTCCAACTCGGGCAGTTAAAAACGCTCTCATCGTAAAACAACAACATGATACCTGCCATGTTGTTCTTACTATTACACAAGAAAAAATTGTGTTGTTGGAAGATAAGTCCGACAAACAAAACCAATTGATTTTAAATTTAAATAAAATCATTACAAACAAAGACGCTGTAATTGTTGAAAAAGATAAAATAATTACAATAAAAGAAGAACAAATCGAAATTCTTAAAAAACAAAAACGTTCAAAGTTTTGGAACGGTGTGGGTCTTGGTAGTTCAGTTGGTATCGCTGTAGCGGTTATCTTATTAGCACTATAAATGAAAATATATGAGTCAAAAATCACTCAAAGACCTAATTAGGGAAGAATATATTAAATGCGCTAAAGATCCTGTATATTTTTTTAAAAAGTATTGTTACATTCAACACCCATCACGAGGAAAAATTCTTTTTAATCTTTACGATTTTCAAGAAAATTTAATGCATGATGTTGAAAAAAATCGTTTCAATGTAATATTAAAATCAAGACAATTAGGTATCTCAACTCTTTCAGCCGGGTATTCACTCTGGCTAATGTTGTTTCATGAAGACAAGAACGTATTGGTAATCGCAACTAAACAAGAAGTAGCTAAAAATCTTGTAACGAAAGTTCGATTCATGCACCAAAACTTACCATCATGGTTAAAGGGGCAAACTGAAGAAGACAATAAACTATCACTTCGGTTAAAGAACGGGTCTCAAATTAAAGCAACTTCAGCTGCAGGCGATGCTGGTCGTTCTGAAGCCTTATCTATGTTAATTATTGACGAAGCTGCATTCATTGATAACATTGAAGATATTTGGACATCTGCTCAATCGACTCTTTCAACAGGTGGTGGTGCTATTGTTCTTTCTACTCCGAATGGCGTAGGTAATTGGTTTCATAAGGTATGGGTTCAGGCAATGAGTGGGGAACAATGGAACCCCATTAAACTTCATTGGACTGTTCACCCCGATAGAAATAAAAAATGGCGAGAAGAACAAACAAAATTACTTGGCGAAAAGGGAGCAGCTCAAGAATGTGATTGTGACTTTATTAGTTCAGGTTATACGGTAGTTGAAGGTCCTACTTTAGAATGGTATGAACAAACTTATGTAAAAGACCCATTAGAAAAAAGAGGGTTTGATGGTAACTATTGGTTATGGGATTATCCAAATTATTCTCGTGATTATGTTGTTGTAGCGGATGTATCTCGTGGAGATTCTAGTGACTATTCCGCATTTCATGTTATTGATATTGAATCGGTAGAGCAAGTTGCAGAATATAAAGGTAAGATTGAAACCAAACAGTTTGGTGCAATGCTTACATCAATTGCTGCTGAATGGAATAATGCAATGTTGGTGATTGAAAACGCAAATATTGGATGGGCTGTAATTCAAGAAGTAATTGACAGAAACTATCAAAATTTATATTACTCTTATAGAGAAGTTGGATACATTGATGATGATATTCATCTTCGTAAAGGTTGGGATTTAAAACGAAAAGAAGATATGGTTCCTGGCTTTTCAATGACATCAAGAACACGACCTCTTGTTGTTTCTAAACTTGATACCTACATGAGAGAACGAACTCCAATTATACACTCAAAACGATTAATTGAAGAGTTATTTGTATTTATCTGGAATGGGTCACGAGCTGAAGCTCAACGAGGATATAATGATGATTTGGTAATGTCATTTTCTACTGGTCTTTGGGTTCGTGATACTGCATTAAAATTAAGACAACAAGGTATTGATTTAAGCAGAACCGCATTAAATCATATCACAAAAACAAGTGGTGGTGTGTATAATTCAAATATGGGTAATAGAAACCCATGGTTACAAAAAGACAGCCATGGTCAAGACATGGATTTGACTTGGTTACTTTAATTTGGTATTTAACTTTATTTTTTGTATATTTATACTTTGTAAAAGGACACATTTTCATTTAGAAAAAAAATATGGCAGATACATCATTATTTGGAAGGCTTAGAAAACTATTCGCTACCCAAGTCGTTGTAAGACGAATTGGTAAGGGTAGGACACAAGCCATAGATACGCAGAGACTACAATCATCTGGTAATATTCGTGGCACATCATATTACGATAGATATGGTCGTATGCACACATCTCGTAGAAATTGGGAAACTTATAATAACCAATTCAATTACCACTCAAACAAATTAGAATTATATACGGATTATGAGGCGATGGATAAAGATTCTATTATCGCATCTATTTTAGATATTTATTCGGATGAGTGCACTTTGAAAAACGACATGGGTGATGTAATTCGTATTAAATCTTCCGATGAAAACATTAAAAAAATTCTTCACAACTTATTTTACGATGTATTAAACATTGAATTCAACCTTTGGTCTTGGATTCGTGGTATGAACAAGTATGGTGATTATTATTTACATCTTGACATTGAAGAAGGAATTGGTATTGTAAATGTGTCACCATTATCAGCATACGAAATTGAACGAGAAGAGGGTTTTAATGAAGAAAATCCATATGAAGTTCGGTTTAAGTTATCATCCATGTCAAGTCCTTATTCAGCTAATACAAAAAGCTCTGGACATTACTTTGAATTCTATCAGATTGCGCATTTTCGTTTAATGGCTGATACGAATTTCCTACCATATGGTCGTTCTTTGTTAGAAGGTGCTAGAAAAACTTGGAAACAATTAACTCTTATGGAAGATGCTATGATGATTCATCGAATCATGAGAGCGCCTGAAAAACGAGTATTTAAAATTGATGTAGGTAATATCCCACCATCCGAGGTTGATAATCATATGCGAGCCATCATTGACCAAATGAAAAAGATTCCATATCTTGACCAAAATACAGGCGATTACAATCTTAAATTTAACTTGATGAATATGCTGGAGGATTACTACCTACCAGTTCGTGGTGGTCAAAGTGGAACTGAAATTGATTCTTTAAGTGGTATGGAATTTGGTGGTATTGATGATATTGAATACCTAAAAAATAGAATGATGGCTGCTTTAAAGGTTCCTAAAGCATTTATCGGATATGAAGAGGGTGTGGAAGGTAAGGCAACACTTGCTCAACAAGACATCAGATTTGCAAGAACTGTTGAAAGAGTGCAAAGGATTGTTTTATCAGAACTTACAAAAATTGCAATTGTTCATCTTTACTCACAAGGATATGAAAATGAAGACCTTGTTAATTTTGAGTTAGAACTTACAAATCCATCTATTATCTACGAACAAGAGAAAGCCGCCTTGTGGTCGGAAAAAGTTACTTTAGTTCGTGATATGAAAGACCTTAAAATGATATCTCAAGAATGGATGTATAAAAACATTTTTAATATGTCAGATGATGAATGGAAGATAGAACAAGGTAAAGTTATTAACGACCTTAAACTTACGTTTAGACAAGAGCAAATTACCAATGAGGGTAATGATCCTGTTAAGACAGGAGAATCGTTTGGAACACCACATGACCTTGCTGCTCTTAATCTCCAAGATGAACAGGAGGGTGGGTCTGAAGAAGGGGGTCAGCCTGGCGCTGGTCGGCCTACTGAAGGTGGAACATTTGGAACTGATGAAAATAATTTTGGTAGAGACCCGTTGGGTGCAAAAACTGATATTGGTAGGGATTCTACTTTTCATAAATTTAAAAATTCAGCATTTGCTACCGAATCTAGCAATGCTTTAAAAGTATCTTTAAGAAACAAAAAACTTAAATCATCTTCAATTATACTTGAATCGTTGAAAGACGATAATTTCAAACAAGAAGTTGGTATGATGGATGAGTCAAAGTTATTGGATGATGTAATTTAACTATATTTATAAAGTAGAACAATAATTAGAAAGTTTGGAATGAATAAACTTAAACACAGCAAGTTTAAAAATACAGGTATTTTATTTGAATTACTTGTAAGACAAATTGCATCGGATACTTTGGCCGGAAAGGATTCTCTCGCGTTAGAAGTTATTAAAAAACACTTTAAAAGAGGAACTGAGCTTTCTAAAGAGTTAAAAATGTATCAAGCTTTAACAAAAGAAAATTTTGATACGCAATATAAAGCTCAAGAATTTGTAAATATTATTCTTCACGAAAGAACAAATTTAAATGATGGAATCCTCCGTAGACAAAAGTATAATTTAATTAAATCAATTAAAGAGTCGTTTGTCATGGAAGATTTTTTTAAATATCGCGTATCAAATTATCGCGAAATGGCATCCGTTTATAAAATGTTTGAACATACTCAATCAGTATCACCTAAAGAATATGTTGAATGCAAAAATGTGATTTTGGAAATTATCACTAAAAATGATGTTGAAATTGTAACTGAAACTTCTGATAAAGAATACTTATCACAACCTAAAGAAGTGCGTATGCTAGCATATAAGTTTTTAATTGATTCATTTAACTCAAAATATACAATTCTTTCAGAATCTCAAAAAACAATTCTTCGTAATTATATCAATAATGTAGACAATTCTGATAAATTAAGAAAGTTTGTATTGTTAGAGGTTAAAAAATTAAAAACTGAATTTAATAAATTAAAAATTAGCGATAAGGTTACACAAATCAAATTAAATGAAACGATAAACCTTATGGATAATATTACATCATCAAAAGTTATCAGCGAAAATCAAGTTCTTTCGTTGTTAAGATACCACGAGCTTTTACACGAATTAAAAAAGGGTTAAAATGTCTAAATTTTTAATGGAACAATTGGAATCTAAATTTAAACAATTGGAATCCGAAAAAGAAATTGAAGAAGCAAATGTAACAGCAAACCTTGATGGTGGTGCTGGTCCACCAAGAACTCCACGAGCTTTTGCTAAAAGTGAAGATGATATGGACAATGACCATATTGAAGTATTAGGTTATAAAAAATCTAAAAAATCAAAACAACATTTTGAATCAGTTTCTAAATTAGAATCTAAATTAGAGAGTTTGATTGAGGCTACTTATAGAGCATACAAAAAAGATGAGTCAATGTCGGCCAAGAAAAAGGTTAATTTGGCTATTAAAGAAATCAATCGTAAATTATACGAAGTAGAACAACTTATAAACCAAAATTCTAAATTAAAAACAGAAATGGGAGTAAGCCAAGGACATTTTTGGGAATCAACAAAAATTCGTTTTGGAAAAATTTCTGAAAGAATGTTAAAAATTTCTCGTAACATTAAAGAATTAGGTGCATAATATGGGTTGTGGTTGTAACAAAAAAAATATTAATGAGTCTCTTGAGGTTAATGACCTTGAGACTATCAGATTAATGATTCGTAGAGAAATAGCACGAATTTTTTTTGATTTATACCGTAAAAGACAAGTTTGGGAGAAATAATGAAGCAATTACTCATGGATGTAATGGTGTTTGAAGTAACACCGACTATGCTTAAAGAGGCTGAGGATAAGTCAGGTCGTTTTTTGGTAAAGGGTGTATTGCAAAGAGCAAACGCTAAAAACCAAAATGGTAGAGTATATCCTAAAAACATTCTTGAAAGAGAAGTTGAAAAATACAAAGGTAGAGAAATTAAACAAAATCGTGCATATGGTGAATTAGACCATCCTGAATCTGCTGTTGTAGAATTAAAAAACACATCGCATATTGTTCGTGAAGTATATTGGAATGGTGATGATGTTGTAGGTACGGTTGAAATATTAAATACTCCAGCTGGAAATATTCTTAAAGAAATTATTAAAGCGGGATGTACTGTTGGTATCTCATCAAGAGGTATGGGGTCAGTAAAACAAATTGGCGAAGATACTGTAGCAGTTGAAAATGATTTTGATTTGATTTGCTGGGATTTTGTCTCTAACCCATCTACCCATGGCGCTTTCTTATCGCCAACAAATGAAGGTATCATCAAAGAAGGTGTTACTAAAAAATTAAATACTTATAAATACATAAAAGCCAACACAATCATGAGAGACATTATTTGTGAAGTTGGTGGATATTGTGAATGTGACTTTGGAGTAAAATCATGAAATTAAAAAACTTAATTAAAGAATCTCAAAATCTCGACTACCGTAGAATGAACATCGGTGAGAAAGAGAATGAAAAAGGAATGACCAACGAAGAAAAACGAGCATTTCTTGAAGCCGTTGCTTCATATCATCAGCTAGGTGAAATGATTTCTCACAAAGGAAATTTGTCTGAAATTCACGAAAATATCAAAAATATTGTTGAAAGCGCAAGCTCTTTAACTATTAAAGAAACTGGTGATTGGTTTGATAGAGTAACTGTTCAAAGACATATGAAATCAATGAACGAATCTTACAAAGTATTCTCAAATTCTATAAACGAAGTAGTTCAATTGCAACAACGATTAGAATCAGCTTATGATGAAATTGGAGAAGTTCTTGGTAAATATTACGAAATCAAAGAAGGTAATGAGTTTGGAGCAGAAAGAGCTAGAGCAATTGCTGCTAATAAAGATTCATTTGAAGTTGATGGTAAATCATTCAAAGTAACCGGTGTTGATGCTGAAGATAAAGAAAATGCTAAAAAGTTTGCTAACGAATCTATGAAGTTAACTTCTTTGTTAAAAAGAGAAGAACTTAAAGGTGACCAACACAAACTTGATGTTGATGGTGATGGTGAAATTGAAGCATCTGACTTGGCTGCATTGAGAGCAAAAAAAGATGAATCAGTAAACGAAGAAGAAATTAAGTGGAACGCTGTTGAAAACGCAATCATCAACTTCTTAAAGATGAACACCAAAATTTTGGATAAAAGAGTTCAAGCTAAAGATACTGATGGAGTTAAAGGTGGTTTAAAATCTATTATTAATGGATTAGTTAATGCACAAAGAAATTTAAAACTTGAATCAGTAAACGAAGTATTTAGTGATAATAAAAACCTTAATTACATAATGAAGGGTAGAAAAGTTACAAATGTGGCGTATGATAGTGATTTTGGATTTGCTGTTATTTTGGATAATGGTAAATATGTTCTATTCAATACACATAGTGCTAGACCGGGACAATCAAAAGATATGAAATTTGAATCAGTAAACGAAGAAATTGAAGTTGGTAAAATGGTTAAGGTTGTTAATAACCCTCATTGGGAAGCAGCTTTAGGTAAAAAAGGACCATTCAAAAGAAAAGTAAAAATGATTGATGGTGAGAATGTATTCTTTACCGATGGTTCTAATTCATCTATGAAATATGTGAAAGAATCAGTTTCATCACTAAACGAAGAAAAATACACCATAATTGACCCAATGGGTAATCAAATGGGAGCTGGTGAAAGAACACAAGTTATGTTAGCAGCTAAGAAAAAAGGTGGTGTTCAATCTGGATACTTTGTAGTTTCTGTTAAAAATGCATTAAAAGCAAAAAGAGCATTAGAAAAGTTTAAGGGTGATTTTAGAAATCCAAAACTTAAAGATATGATGTCTAATCTTTTTTATGAATCAGTAAACGAATCTCACTTTAAAGTTGGTGATAAAGTAGAAATGTCTCATGGCGGTGTTGGTGTTGTTAAATCATTAGACAAAGAAGATGGTGCTGATGATGAAAAATACTACAACATAGAATTACCAAATGGTGATGTAATGAAACACGCTCCCAATGAACTTAAACTTGTTGAGTCAAAAATTAATAAAACTTCAATGTTGTTAAAAACTTTAATGGGTAAGTAATGAACGAAAATGACATTATACAAAGCATTTCTTTCGAGTTTAGTAGTTTAATTAAAAAAAACTTGAATAGAATAAAAAAAATTTCACCATCAAAACAAAGACAATTGGGTAACTTAATGTCTGACTTTAAAGATGGATTGGATATTTTAACGGAATCAAATATATATGAAGGTAAAAAATATGATATTGGTTCTGGATATATGGGTAATGGGTTAACTGTTTGGAATAGAGCCGAAGAAGAAAACGATTCTTATAAAACCATTGCACACATTAGTAATAATGGTGATATAAAAATTCATGATAAACAACTTCCATCTGATATAAAAAAAATGTTACAAAAATGGGCAATTTCTATGAAAAAAGGAAATAGAGGGCCTATATATTAATTAAAAGTTATGCAAGAAAACAATAAAAACCAAAATCGTAACAACGATAGAAATAATCGTAACAACGATAAAAAGAAAAAACCACCACGCCAAGAAATGTATCTTTATGGGCACGCACATGGTGTAAAAGTTATTAATGGAAATGTAGAAGCTGCTCTTAGAGCGTGGAAACGCATTATGAAAGATAGTGGAGTTTTAGACGATATTCGTGATAATAAAGAATACAAAAAACCAACCACAGTAAAAAGAGAAAAACGAAACGCTGCTATAAGAGCGGAGTGGGTTCGTAGACGCCGTGAAGGGTAAATAGTAAACACTTTAACGTTTTAAAAATAATTTCTATATTTATTACAAAAATACCACTTTCTAATGAGTGGTTTACTTATTTAAAAGTATTATATTCTATTAAGATTCTTAATAATCTTATTATCCAAAAATTAATTTAGGAGATAACAAATGAAATCAGATTTGTTAAAAGAAGCAATCGCTGATGCTAAAGCTGTTAAAGAAACTGCATTAGCTAACGCTAAAATGGCTCTTGAAGAAGCTTTTGCTCCAAAACTACAATCAATGCTTTCTCATAAACTTGCTGAAGAGTTAGAAGATGACGAAGAGATGACTGAAGAAGAAGAGGAAATGGCTGCTACAACGACCGAAATGGAAAAAGACGAGATGTCTAATGAAATGGATTCTGAAATGGGTGATGAAATGAATTCTGAAATGGATTCTGACATGGATTCTAACATGGATGTTGACATGGAACTTGACATGGATTCTGAAGAAGGTGAAGACTACGACTTAACAGGTGACGAAGAAGAAGACACCGAAGAAGACGAACTTGACCTTGAATCAATTATTGCTGAATTAGAAGCTGCCCTTGAGGGTGATGACGAAGAAATGTCTGAAGAAGCCGAAGACGAGGAAATGACCAAAGATGAAGAAGCTTATGAGGCTTACGATTCAGACGAAATGACCGAAGAAGAGGAAGAATTAGATATTAACGAAATTATCAGAACCTTAAAAGAAATGGCTGATGATGAAGAAATGTCTGAAGAAGAAATGAAAGAAGAAGAAAATAATGATGCGCTTGAAGAAGCTTATCAAGTTATTGAATCTTTGAAAAAAACTATTAACGAAGTAAATTTGTTAAATGCAAAACTTCTTTACACTAACAAGTTGTTCAGAACTTTCGACCTCAACGAAGGTCAAAAGATGAAAGTTATCGAAAATTTCGATAGAGCTGCATCTTTAAGAGAAGTAAAATTGGTTTACGCTACATTGGGTGAAAACTTGAATGTTGCTAAAAAACCTAAAACTATTGTAAAAGAATCACTCGCTTCTAAACCTACAAAGTCAAGTGCTCCGAAGAAATCAATTATTTCTGAAGGAACTCAAGTGGCTAATAGATTTAAGAAGTTAGCTGGTTTAATTAAGTAAATTTAAAAACCTAAAGAAAAGGATTAATAAGATGAACACAAATTCTCTATTAAATGAATCTGCTGGTTTCAACAAAAAAATGAGCGAAGAGTCTAAAGGACTCGTTTCTAAATGGGAACCGACAGGTCTTTTGGAAGGTACTAGTACCGACTTCGAAAGAGCTGGAATCGCTACATTGTTGGAAAACCAAGCACGTCAGTTAGTATCTGAAGCTTCTGCTACTGGTACTTCTGCAAACTCCGAAGAGTGGGCTGGTGTCGCTCTTCCTCTCGTAAGACGCATTTTCAGCGAAATCGCTGCAAAAGAATTCGTCTCTGTTCAACCAATGAACTTACCTTCGGGTCTTGTATTCTACTTGGATTTCAAGTATGGTACGGCTCAGCCAGGTTTCACTACTGGTGCTGGTAAAGATTCACAATCTGACTCTGTATTCGGTGTTACCGAAACTGCAGACCAAGCTTCAGGTGGTCTTTATGGTGCTGGTCGTTTTGGTTACTCTATCAACGATGTGGCTACTGCTACATTGACTAACCACACATCTGCGTCAATCGACCTTGGTAGTGCTGCTGGTTTAGCTATTGTAGATTACGATACCGTATTCTCTGCATCTGCTACAACTGCTAACTTTAACCTTTCAACTGTATCAGTTCCTGTGTCATCACTCACATCTCTTGATACTGAAGGTGTTAGAGCATTTTCAATCTCTGGTTCAGGTATTCTTGATTACTACCCACAATACACTAAAATTGTTGGTTCTAATGTTCGTTTCGTAGTAAGAGCTGCTGGTTCTATTGGTGCTGCTTATTTAGTAACTAACTACGTTGTAAGATACCAAAAGCAACCGACTGACATCACTCGTGGTGACTTCGAACAAACTGCTGCTGGTTTTGGTCAAAACCCTGAAACTGATTTAGGTATTCCTGAATTGAACGTAGAGCTTCGCTCTGTACCAATCGTTGCTAAGACTCGTAAGTTAAAGGCACAATGGACTCCTGAATTCGCTCAAGATTTGAACGCTTACCACTCAATCGATGCTGAAGCTGAATTGACTTCAATGTTGTCAGAGTATATCTCTCAAGAAATCGACCTCGAAATCTTAGATATGTTGATGGAAAACGCTTTAACTGAAGGTTATTGGTCAGCTCGTATCGGTTTCTCTTGGAA